CGTGAGTAGGTTTCACTCAATGGAGGCAAAATGACTGAAGATAATCAGGTAGACAATGTAGTAACGGAGACTACAGAACCAACAAATTCTCTGGATAGTAATGAAAGAAACGGCTTTTCTCAGGAAGAGGTTAATCGTATTGTAGCAGATAGAGTTGCAAGAGAACGTAAAAAGTTTGATGGCATCGATGTTGAACAATACAAGAATTGGCAAACTCAAGAGGAAAACCAAAAAGTAGAGCAACAAAAACAACGTGGTGAATTCGAGAAAGTACTAAAAGACCAAGCTGAAAAGTTTAGTTCAAAAATTTCTGAATTAGAAGGCACGTTGAAACGTGAAAAAGTAGATGGAGCATTGTTAAACAACGCGGCATCACTTAAAGCGATTGCTCCAAGCCAAGTGGCAGACTTGTTAAAGAATCGAGTTCGTTTGAACGAACAAGGTGAAGCAGAAGTTCTTGATGAAACCGGAACACCAGCTTACACAGATAACGGTTCAGCAATGCAAGTTCAAGATTTGGTTAAAGACTTTCTTACTAAGAACCCGCACTTTGCGGCAGCTAGTGTCCCAGGCACTGGTTCACAAAGTAAAGTCGGAGGCGATGTTGCACCAGAAATGGATGTAACAAAATTAGATATGAGCAGTCCTGCAGACAGAGCCAAATATAAAGAATGGCGCAAAAAGCAAGGTCTGTAATTTTAATAACGCCAACAGTATAGGAGAATTACAATGGCTAATGAATCAACAACAACAACTCTGAACGACCTTCTGCCACAAATCGTAGCAGAAGCAATGTTCCAAGCAAACGAAAAATCAATTATGCGTGGGCTTGTGAAAAACTTTACAATGCCACTAAACAGTGGTAAATCAATCGTTGTTCCAACTTACCCAACAGTGGCAGCAGCCGCAGTTGCAGAAGGAACAGACTTGTCAAATACAGCAGTATCAACAGGTGGCGCAACTCTAACAGTATCAGAAGTAGGTGTAATGACTACTATCACTGACATGGCTATCCGTTCATCAGCATCAAATGTGATTGCAGATATCGGTAAAGTATTCGGTGAAGGTATTGCTAAGAAAATGGACCAAGACCTTATGTCAAACTTTGACAACTTCTCAACAGAAGTTGGTGATGGCACAGGCGCAATCACAGTGAACAGCATCTTCCAAGCAGTAGCAAATCTACGTGCTGGCGGTGTCCCATCAACTGACCTAGCATGTGTTCTACACCCAATGGTAGCATATGACCTTAAAGCGGCAATCGGCGCGGCAGCATACGCTGGTGGTGACTTACAAACAGAAGCACTACGTTCAGGTTATGTAGGCACTCTAGCTGGTGTTCCAATCTTTGAATCATCTAACATGGCTAACACAGGCAATGCAGGTGACTACAAAGGTGCGGTATTCCACAGAGATGCACTAGGACTAGCTTTAATGCAAGATATCTCAATCGAAACACAAAGAGATGCTTCATTACGTGCAAGTGAAATCGTAGCAACAGCAGTATACGGTCACGGTGAAATCTTCGACGGATATGGCGTAGAAGTTCATTTTGACTCTTCAATCCAATAATAGAGATTGAATAACTGATTGAGAGGGGATATATCCCCTCTCTTAAACGCTACTAGGAGAACGCACAATGGCAATGTCAACTGACGCTGATTTGATTAAATATCAGCCAGATATCTTAACATTCGGTATCGATGAATTCACTGACGAACATGCAAAAGCACGTGATGATATATTACGTAGATTGCGTGATGAGTGGTGGGTTCGTTCACGTAATGTTACTAACTATGATATATCTCGTTCACTACCTAGCTTAGAAATGGATGATGCTCGTTTAACTGAATCACAATTCGAACGTTGTGCTGTATATCGTGTTCTTTCAGAATACGCACTACCGCAGTTAACAAAATGGAATAATGAAGGCAGTGAAGACAGGTTTCAAGTAATGATGATGCACTATCGTAAAAAGTACAATGAAGAATTTAACTCTATTTTGAGAGATGGAGTTTTATACGATTTTGACAACGATGGCACAGTTGAAGCTACAGAGAAGCAACCGTTTCACACTAGACGGATAATTCGTTAATGGCAACGATTACTATTAATAGTAAGAAGTTTAAACGATTTATGGAGCGTTATGGGGCTAACCTGAAAAGGTCAATCCCAAAAGCTCTAAATAGAAGTGGAGAGAAGACACGTGAGATAATCTTAATGAGAACCGAGCGTGGAGTGGGGTTGAGAGGAGCATTCAAGAAGTATAGTCCCGGTTATCGGGAGTATAGAAATAGTCAAGGTAGAGGCACTAAACCAGACCTTAACTTTTCAGGCAGGATGCTATCAAACCTAGATGTTGAACGTAAATCTAACAATATTATTATTGTTGGGTTTAAAAGAAAGGAAGAACGAGTGAAAGCTGAAAAGAATCAAAAGACAAGACCTTTTATAGGTGTTACTTCATCTGAACAGTCGCAAGTCGTTAAATCTTTCGTTAGACAGTTAGAAAAGGACTTGAGATGAGCAAAACTAGTTATAGAGAAAATATTGCAAAGAACATCGTTTCAGAGTTAAGGGAACTTAAATCTGTTAGATTTGTTACACGTGATGTTTTCGAACCAAATGAATTAAGTGATGCTCAAGTTCCAGCAGTCTTAGTGTTAAGTGGGTCAGAAAGAAAATCTGACATTACAAGAGCATCAAGACAAGGAATAATCGAGTTTATTCTAACAGGGTTTGTTAAAGGAAAGTACTTAGATACTGCCCGAAACAAACTGTTAGATGACATTGAAACGAAATTGTATGAAGATACAAAAAGAAATGGTTATGCAACTGACACTGTGATAACAGAAGTTAACACAGACGAAGGTGCAACTTTTCCATTAGGTGCGGTTCAAATAATCGTGCAAGTAGAATATATTCACCCCAAAGGTGATTTAGACAAATAACAGTAATAGGAGCAAACAATGGCAGTTCTAAAAGGTAAAGACGGTTCAATATCAGC